AAGTCGAAGCCGCCGCCAGCCTGGGCGAACACCGGCACCGAAAGGTCGGTGGTAGTTTCCGCAGACGGGCGAGTGACAGTCACCTGCACATCGAGCGAGCGCGGCAGCGAGTTGTTACCGCAGTTGATCACGTTGACGGCCATTTAGTGGCACTCCCCTTGGGTCATACAGTACGTTTCATCGAATTCTTTAAGCGGTTCAAGTACTTGCATGCAAATAGTTTCAATCAGCTCAACCGGTGCGGTGAGTTCGAGCGCGGTAAACAGCGTCAATCGAACCTCTACCCGCTGGCGGTACGTGCCGACCTCAAGGGCCGACAGGTCTTGCATTGGGCCAACCCCGGACAGGCCGCACAGCTTGTACAGATCAGCCGTGCGCTGGGACTGCCTCAGCGACAGGCAAAATCTTACCATGTCCGTCATCGCCGCGCCGCCCACGATATTGATCACGAATTCGAGCGGCGTATTGCTGGCGATGACGATCTGATCGGTGCCGTTCAGTTCGGTGCGCGTGAAGTCGTCCAGGCTGATGCGGTCGAGCCGCCACATGGCGTAAGGCGTCGATGGCGCGCCATCCTCACCTATGCGACCCTGGACAATCGTTCGGCCGCCAAGCGCGACGAGAAGAGCCGCGACGGCGTTCTCTACCTGCACCAGCGTGGCCATTAAACAATGCTCCCGTCGACGTTGACATAACGGGTCAGCAGGTAACGGCCGATCACGGCATGGGGCTGCCAGTTCTGGATGCCCCACACTTTCCAGATGTCGCCGTTGTGCCGGATGTAGGATTGCACGCCAGTGGTCGAGCCGTTGGCGTTCGTCGCCTCTGACAGCACAGCGCGCGTGTGCATCACAAGCGTGCCATCTGCCTGCGCGCCTTCCGGCAGTAGGGCTACAAGCTTGTCGCTGGCCGGCTGGACGTTGGCGTCGGTGATGTTGAAGTTTGCGCCCTGGACGATTACCGGTCGGCCTGATGCGTCACGGCTATGCGTCACGTTGAACGCAACGACAGCATGCGATAGCAGGTTGTGCGTGACGTGCAGGGGGAGGATGAGCATCAGGCCTTCCTCACAACATGGGTCAGGCTGTTGCGGAGTAGCAGCGTGTCCTCAAGCGGCTTGTCCGATCCCTTGGCCTCCTTGGTCGAATCTGCGTTCGGCTCCCATGGCCCGGCCGTCAACTTCTCTTTGAATGCGGCCTCAGCAAACGGCCCCATGTCTCCAAGGATGTCCTCGACAGTTGCCCTGCCTGCGTTCAATGCCGGGATCAGCGCGGCAGCAATCGGCGCGGTCGCCTCAAGTGCTGGTTCGGCGCCTTCGACCATGAACGGGCGGGGCGGTATGCCGCGCGATGCACTGCCGAAGTTGTTCACCGCGGCGACCAAGATAACGGACGTGCCGTCAGGGTAGCGGAGCGATCCAGTCTCGGACGCCGGATAGCCGACAGCCAAAACCGAGTCAGAGTTGTACCGCTTCAGCAGCTTTGCCAGCCAGCCGGGGTTTTTCTGCCGGATTTCTACGCTCACCAGCTCAACCGCCCGCGCTCCAGGCACTCGCGCTGGAGTGCTAGGTACGCTTGACCGTAGGGTGACTGCGCCAACCACTCTTGAGTGATCGTCTTCGGCGTGCTGCTGGACTCGAAGGCGAAGCTGATGCCTTCCTCGGAGCCAGATTGCAGCTTGCCGGTTTGCGGGATGACGACTGAGCCACCCTGGCTTGATGCGGACGCCGCGCGAGCTTGCGCAAGGGCAAGCGCGTGGGCTGAATAGTTGAGGACGGCCTTTGCCCAGCACCGACCCCATGCGCCTTGTGAGAGATGATCTAGCGCATCGTCCAGGTAAATGTTAACGGTCGCGTCAACGACAGACGCGAACTCAGGGAACAACGCCCGGAAGGTGGCCAAATCAGGGTTCATCGATTAGCCTTCCTTGCGCGGACGGCCAGGGCCTCGGCCTTCTTTCGGGGCGTCGTCCTTGAGCGAGACTTCAACCATCTCGGTCTTAGTCGTCAGCTTCACGCGATCGTCTTGGTCGGTCAGTTCTTCCGGAGCGGCCGGCGACTTCGGGTTGGCCAGCTCTTCCACGTCGACGGCTGCAGTCTTGCCCATGGTGGTGACGACCAGGTGGCGGCCGGTGAGCAGGGCTTCGATAACGCGGTTGCCCTTCTTCACGGCGTCCCAGTGCTCAGCCTTGACCATGGCCACGTCGCCAGGGTTGATGGTGACCGGCTTGTGAGTCTCCGGGGCACCCAAAATAGTTGCGTGCACTGGCGGTACAGTCCATGCGCGCTTCTGACGGTTTTGAATCGAGTACATGCGTTGCTCCTTCTGAGGATAAGAACAGCGGGGCACTTGGCCCCGCTATCAGTGACGATCAGATGCCGTCGATGAACTGCGCGCTGGTCGGGTACGGCTTATGATAACTGCCGAATTTCCAATGAGCGAACAGATCGGTGGCGAACTGACGATCCTGCGGCGCGAGCATTTCGAACGCGCGAGACATCGGCATGTAGTTGGTTTCCGCGTCGGCCTGCGAAACGATCATGCGATCAGTCACGCCTGCGCCTGCGTCTTCCAGATAAAGCAGACCGCGAACGTCCAGTTCACGGCCGGTCATGCTGGTGTACAGGTTGTTTTTCTTGATGTATTCGAGAACGGTGATGTTCTCGCCCGAGGCGCCGGCAGCACCGCCCATGCGCTGGCTGGCAATCTGCACCAGTTGCGCGAGCGGAATCTCGACACGGCCAGGCAGGAACAAGCCCTTGCTGTTGCCGTAGACCAAGCCGATTGCGGTATTCACGTCCTTGACGATTTCGTCACCAGTCGCGACAGCCCAGGTGGTTCCGGTCGCTGCCTTGGTGCCGGCAGTGGTGGCGGGGACCAGGGCGTAGTCGATGTAACCGGAGAAGTCCAGCTCAGGGAAACCGAAGAAGAAGGTTTCCTCAACCTGGCGCTCATGGGCCTCGCGCATCACGACGCCGAGGTCGGTCAGCAGGTTCATGCCCTCGAAACCGAACGCAACCGACACGATGTCATCCAGATCAGCGGACGCCATGACAGCGGCCGACTCCATCGGGATGACGACTTTGTTTTGAGTAACACCGACAGTCGGAATGTCCTTGCCGACAGCGGCACGGAACGCGCCCTTACCGCGACGGTCGCGGACACGGTAGCTGGTCAGCTTGGCGCCAGGGTTGATGCTGGTGTCGAGGCCTTCGCCCAGGGTTTCGGCCCACTTGATGTCGGGCATCTTCACGTCGTAGGCGCGAGCCTGCAACTGCTCGAAGATGTCGACGGTGAAGCCCATGGCGCCATTCAGGCCGGCAGGGTTGCCCGGCGTGAAGGCGTTCTGGACGCGCGACATACGCGCGTCGTCCAGCAGTTTCTGTGCATTCAGAATACGGCTCATGTTGCCCCCTTAGAGCTTGATGCGGCCAACGGTGCCAGCGGCTGCGGCCCTGTACCAGGTTGCGCCAGTGATGGCGATCAGCCCGGTATCGGCAGCATTCGAGAACGCGCCTACCGGAATTGTTGCATGGCTCACGGACATGTAAACCGGGTCATCATGGACAACGGTGATGCCAGCCGGAACCACGGCGCCCACGATTGCGCCAGAAGCCAGCTCGGCGACCGGGGTCATGGTTTCGGCGCGGATGGTTACCGCGTCGTTGGTGGCGTTCGAGCTGGACGACTGAGTGAGGATCGCGATACCCACGAAGTCAGCCAGGACGGAGCCGGCCAAGACGGTCTTGACGCCGTAAGGGGTCAGGATCGGATCGTTCTGGCCGTTGGCGGTGCCTTTCACAACGCCACGACCGAATACGATGACGTCCTCAGTGCGGAAGCTGCGGACGTCCTTGGCCAGGGCGACGGAGCCGTACTCCGACAGCTGGCCGGCATACAGCGCGCCGAACGTGTCGTAAACGGCGGTTTGAACTGCGGTAAGAGTCATTTTCGGCGCTCCTTATTTGCGGCCGTACAGGTGCTTAGCACGCTGGGCGTTGTCGGAAAGGTCGACTTTCTGAGGGTCGCCCTTGTCGTTCTGGATGGTCACGACATTGGCGCCGGTCACCCCAGGCTTTTGCACGGAACCGAGTTCGGCGATGGTCGAGTACATGCCCTTGACGAAAGCTTCGTCCTTGGCCTGGTCATCAGCCAGAGCAGCCTTGCCGTTCTTGATGCGGACCGAGTTGACGACCTTGGTGCGCAGGGCGTGGCCGCGGAGCTTCTTGTCGGCATCTTCCAGCTTCAGGCCGTTGGAATTCATGACCTCGGCAGCTTCTTCGCGCTCGGAGGTCATCTCGGCGGCGGCCTCTTCGACCTGATCCGGTGACAGCGCGGCTTCGAGCTGGTCCTTGTAGGTCTGGATAACGCCTTCCAGCTCGGAGATACGGGCGTTCTTGTCGCCGACCTCGGCTTTCAGTGCGGTCAGTTCGTCCAGGGCGCCCTGCAACTCTTCCGGGCTGACGGCGTTCTTGACTTCGGTTTCGGCTGCGGCGTCGGCCGCCTCCAGTTCCCGTACATCTTCGTTCGCGACCCGGACAACCTGCCCGGTGCGCAACTTCACTCGCGTGAATTCCATCTTTGCCACCTCTTTCGTATTGATGATGCGGACAGATGCCCCGGCCCTGCCCGCACCAGCCGGCAAGAGCGCGCTATGATTATAGCGGAGCTTTACAAAATAACCATCATATGCTTCTCCGGCAGGCGATTGCCCTGGCGTCCAGATGATGGACCAGTCGCCAGCACTTGAGATTTCCTCAAGGCGCTCCGGGTTCCCGGCTGGCAGCATAATGCGGCGCACGGCCTCGGGCTCGGTCACAAGGATGTCAGCAACCAGATGATCGCCGCTGATCGATGGCGCCCCGCTGATGTTGCCGCACCCGGTAAGGTTGCCGGCAGTCTGCCAGACGTGGCCGACCACAACGGGCATACCCTCCAGGCTGGCGATACTCTCCGGCATGGCCAGCTCTTCGGCAGGCACGTACACGCGCAACGACTCAAGGCCATCAGGCGGCGCGGAGTCGGCCAGCTCTTCACGGCTGTAGGTCATCACGCCCGCGCAGAGAATCGCAGCCGTGCAGCGAAGGAACCCGGTTTCCGGATCATAGCGCCAGGTGTTGTTCTGGATGCGGGAGGCGGTGGTAATTCTCATACGTATTGAGCCTTGATCTTTTCCAAGTCCATGACTGGAGCGGCGTAGCACCGGCAGTTATAGGCCTGCCCTGGTTGACCGTCGCTCGGCGGCTCAGACCATTTAAACACTTTTCCTTCTCGTTCGTAATGGTTGCCGTGCCCACGCGTGCCTTTAGGATACGTGCCGCCTGGCGTTCCGACCACCCGTTGATCCCTGGCAGTCTTCCAGATGTACGACTCGATGCCGTTATCTTCCTGCCGGATCTGGTTTAGCGAGCTGGTCAGCTTGGCCGTCTGGTCGCGCGCTATGAACTTCGCCCGATTCTTGCTGATCCCGCCGACCTTCTGCAGTCGCTGGGTCAGCGACATGCCATCTGGTAGCGGAACGCCGCGGTAGTTGTCCAGCACGGCCTGGCCTACTTCGGCAAAGTGCTGCTGGCTGATCGACGTGATCAAGCCGACATTGCGCCCCATGGCCAACTCCAACTCACCGGCAATGATCGGACTATCGATGATCGTCGCGAAGTCGACCGACAGGGCTTTGGCGATAGACGCTTCGATTGCGGCTTTGTTCTGCGCGGCGGCGGCGTCCACGAATGCCTTGGCGGCGCCCGGGGCGTACTGGTTAATCCTGGCCTGCGCCTCTGCGGCCATCTGCGCGAGCGTGCGGGCCACCTGCTGCCGCTCGGCACCCGAAGCTATCAGGTTCGACAGGTTGGCCGTCTGCGCCTTCAGGTAGCGCACCTGATCATCAAGCGCGCGTTCGTAGTTCTTGCGGATCGAGCGGGAAGGCCTGGCCGGCGCAATGGTGCGCTCCTGCTTGCGAGCCTTCTTGGCGTCACCGGGCAGGATGATCATCGCCACCCCTCATAGATCAAAACGTCGCCGGTCGGCATCGTGCGCATTACCCTGCGACCGTCACGGTAGTATGTCACGCCGTACCGATTGCGCAGCTCGTCGGCGATCTGCTGGACGGTGCGGCGCAAGCCACCCATGCCGATTGCGATTGCCTTGGCCCTGATTATCTCGCAGCGGACGCAGGTCATTGTGCGGCCAGCTCTGAGATTACGGAATCGAGCGCGGCAGCCGGGTCGTCCGTCAGGTCATCGCCTGGCAGTTCCCGGTCGGGCTCGATGTCGATCATCAACAGCTCGCGCTTCTTGGCCTCTTCCAGCACCTCGGCATCGCTCAGCAGATCGCGCAGGGCAGTCAGCACGCCAACGTCTGCGGCGCGAACTTGGGACTGCTCAAGCTGGCTCAGCGACCACAGCGGCTCGAAAACCACGTCGATGGTCTTGGCGTTGTACTCATCGCCCAGCGCGGACGGACCCATGACAGACAGCAGCTTCATGAGTTGCGGGCGCAGCTTCTGCTTTTGCTCTGACTCAAGCCGGCCGTAGTAGTTTTCGAGGTCGCCCTCGCCGGTCGCGTTCAGGCCGCCCGGCGCTTGGCCGAGGAATCGCGTTGCCGGGATGTCAGATGCCGCAGACAGGATCTGCAGGAACGTCATCACCAACTCCGGCACGCTACCGAACTGCGGACTGATGGTGGTGATCGGATCGGTCTGGCCTGGCGCCCGGTCGATCACGGCGCCCCTGAACAGGTTGATCTGGTTGATGATTTCCTGCATCTGGGCAAGCTTGGACTGGCCCTCTTTGGTCGCGCTCAGATCCATTGTGTCAGTCTGGAACAGAAACACGCTGGCGCGCTGGACAAGCTGGTAGGCGGCCTGGCGCGAACCAGTGGCCCGAGTCAGGTCGTCAAGGATGCTCATCAGCACCGACACGCCGAATCCGT